CGAAAAAGAAAAAATTTGATATTATATATGTAGAAAATGAGGAAAGGATCATTACTACATGACAAAACAAGAAGAGTTCCTAGAATATTGGGACAAATTGACGGCAAATCAAGAGATCCCGTCAAATGTAAAAATGTATGTTGACGCATTGCGAAACACAGAAAGTATTGAGAAACCTCTTTTCACAGAAAACGGCGGAAAAATTTTGAGTTATCTTCAAACAGCTCCGGTTGCAATGTATAAAGCCAGAGATATTGCGGAGAATATGGGATTAACTTCAAAAGGTGTTTCTGGTGCAATGCGTAAATTGGTAACAGATGGCTATGTAGAAAAGGTTGGTAAAGACCCAGTAGTTTATATGATTACCGAAAAAGGAAAAAGTGTAAATTTTGAAGGAGAACAAGAGTAATGAAGAAAAAGTTTATTAATGAATCACACATTGAGGGCTATCTTTACGACCACAAGTTGGAAAAGAAGTTGACTGGCGCAAACTCCAAGACGCCGGGCACTGAGTACATTGCTGGCGAGATTATGATCGCCACTGATGAAAAGATGGAGAATGTAGTAAAGATCCATTATACATATGAAACTGCAGTATTCGCAAAGTCTGGCGGTGCGAATAGTCGTTTCCCGATCCTCAGTAAGATTATTGATGAAAATCCCACTGTATTGAATGTTGGGCAGGATAAGGCAATGAAACTTCGTTGTGATTCTGCTCTTGAGTTAAATGAGTGGTTCCCGCAGATCACTGACGAGAAGCCTACTTCTGTAACTCGTAATGAAGGTGGATTTATTCATATTGTGACTACTCTCAATGAAGATGAGAAACAGCGCAATACTTTCAAGACCGATATGGTTATCACCAACGTAAAAGATGTTGAAGCTGATCCTGACAAGAATATTGAAGCTCACGTTAAGGTGAAAGGTGCAATTTTCCAGGATTTCCGCAAGCAGGTTATGCCGGTTGAATTTGTTGTGCGCGGTGCCGGCGGTATGAAGTATTTCCAGAGTCTGGAAGCTTCTCCCAAGGATCCTATTTTCACGACTGTTTGGGGTCGTCAGTTGAGCAGAACTGTTGTTGTTAAGACTGTAACAGAATCTGCATTTGGTGAAGATGAAGTGCGCGAGCGTCAGAATACGACTCGTGAGTTCGTTATCACTGGTTGTTCTAAAGAGCCTTACGAATTTGATGATGAAAGCACTCTTACGAAGGCTGAACTCTCTAAGATGATGGCTGATCGTGAAATCTATCTTGCTGATCTCAAACAGCGTCGTGTTGATTATGAAAACAGCAAAGGTGGATCAAGTGCAGCCGCAGTAACTGCCAGCAAAGGCGATACCTACGACTTTTAATAGGAGGACACGATAAATGGGTGTATTGACTAGTCTCAAACCTCATGTTGTAAGTCGTGACCTTCGTGGATATAGCGTGCTGTTCTACGGCACGCCTAAATCCGGTAAGACTACGATTGCATCAAAATTTCCTGGCGCTGTGCTCTTCGCTTTTGAAAAAGGATACAGCGCTCTCCCTGGTGTTATGGCTCAGCCAATCAATAGTTGGAATGAATTTCGCAGATTATTGGTTGAGTTAAAAGAAGAAGAAACAAAGCAGGTGTTCCAGACAGTAATTATTGATACTGCGGATATTGCATATGATTATTGCACTGATTATATTTGCAATGACGAAGGTGTTGATAATATCAGCGATATTGGCTATGGTAAAGGCTATGGTCTTGTCGAGAAAGAATTTGATACCTGCCTTCGTAAAATCATTCAGCTGGATTATGGTCTTGTATTGATTTCTCATAGCACTGAACGTACTGAAAAGAACGAGCAGGGCGAAGAGTATAGTCGCATCGAGCCAACTCTCGATAAGCGTGGTCGTAAGATTTGCGAACGTACTTGTGACATTATCGGTCTTGCGCAACCTGTTGTTAGCAAAGAAACTGGTGAACTTGAAACAAGACTATTCTTGCGTGGCACCCCTAGGTTTGTCGCGGGCTCACGTTTCAAGTACATTCCATCCAGTATTGTGTTTACATATGATAACCTTGTAAATGCAATTGGCGATGCTATTGACCAGGAAGCAAAAGAACACGATAACAAGTTCGTTACTAATGAACGACAGAATGAATATAAAGAACATGAGCTGGATATGCCGAAATTCGCTGACATGAAGTCAGAAGCCG